TTCATAAATCATCATAGCAAGATCTTCATAATGTTTTTTAGCAACCGAAACGGTATCTGTTTTTATCCCAACAGCCTTTAATTCTTGTTGAATATCAAAAGACTGCCATCTATCAAAACTGACCATTCCAATGTTAAATCCTTCTCTACGAAGATTTACTATCCAATTTTTTACTTCAGATAAATTTACAGGTCCTTCTACTTTTGGCTCCCACCATGCTACAGCATCTACAATCACAATAGGTGCAACTTGTTCGTAGTCTTTTATAACTTGTATATTTACCCATTTATCTACATGCGCTATGGCAATAGCACACTTATCATGTTTTTGTGCTAAATCTGCATGTATATAATATATTTTATCAGGATCTGGCTTAAAAGACAAATCAAATCTTCTGTGAGAATCCAATGGATTTCTTAAAGTCATACATTTTTCTAATTTATCTTTTTGTTTAAAAAAAGCATCTGATGAAAATGTGGGTACACAAACAAACCTCATCATAGCATCACCCATATCTGTTAAAAAGGCAATTTTAAAATCTTCTATTTTACGAGTGGGATTTACTTCCCATGTAGGTCTTTTTAATGCAAACATTCTAGGATATTTATAGGATAATATATGATCTTCTTCCCAAACAATTTCAAATTCATTGTCTGGTCCTTCTGGTAATTCTTCATTAATAATAAATTTATGTCTTCGTTCTATTATTTCTTTATCCGCAATTACATCTTCATACCGTTTTGAAATAAAATCACCAGCATAACGAGGAAAAGAAAGCAAAACAACCTTGCCAAGATCTGGAAAACGAGAATCTACAGTACCACGAAATGCTTTATAAATATTATCTGCTGTTTTTCCTTGCTCATTACCACCAATATCAGTAGCAAATCCAGATATTTCATCAAGAACTGCCATAAATAAATTTAGACCTTCGTGAGATTCACGCTCTGAGTGTCCTGAATAAACGGTAATAGATTTATTAAAACTAATAGAGTTTACTTTTGGATCATATTTACCAGCAAACCAAGGAGACTTTTCAATTTTGTTTTTAAATCCTTTAAAAAAAACATTTTTGGCTTGTTCTGCGTTAATAGCAACATTTATAATATCTATTGCATCTCCACTTGGTTTTCCGAAATATCTTGCAGGGTCTTTGAGACATAATAACTTATAAACAACATAAGCACAAGCAACAGTAGAGGTATGATCTTTACCGCTACCCTTGCCCAATTGTAAGATAATTTCATTTTTTGTATATTTGTCATAGTGTTTTGCTCCAATATCTGTTCCAATTAAATTTTGTAAATCATTTTTTTTGTATACTTGACTCATAGCCTCAACAATATCGTATTGAATTGAAGATAAGGGTGGCTGATTAAGGTAGTCTGGCGACTCTACAAAGGTTTTTACATCTACTGGAATTTCCTCAAATTGCTCATCTTTTAATGCATCAAGAAAATCATTGAACATCGTGGACAACTGTAATTACCTCACCTTCTTTAGCAATATTAGATAGCCTAGACATAATTAAGTCTCTAACCTCTGGATGTTCTGACGCAATATCACGAAGAATTCCAACAAGCACCTCTTGACGTTTTTCTATTTCTATCATTTCTTCAGCAAGTTCTTTATTTTCTAATAAACCAGCCTTTTGTAACATATCAATTCTTTTTGCTTCAATATCCATAACAAGTTTTATTGCTGTATTTTTAGCATTAAGGTTTGATGTCATTGTTGCTTCATCAATTACTTCATATGCTTGATTAATTAATTTAGTATAGTGTGTATCGGCACCGACAAGAGCCTCTTTTGCACGAGCACGAATAGCATCATTTGCAGATGCCATAACTCTCCACTCATTTAAATGAGCAACAACTCTAACTCTTGGCAAATTAAGTTGTTTAGAAATTGATGTTGGATCATTACCTTTTAAATATTCTTCAACAACCTTGTTAATTTCATCTAAATGTTGAACCAATTCATTATCTGTTGTCATTTTTTTCCTTTGCAATTTTTAATAACACTAAATATCCTATTAAATCATCTATATCATTATCTCCAATATAATCAGTACCCTTCATTAAACGACTTAATTTATCATCTATTCTTACTCTAAGTTGCTCAACAGCATCTGATTTACTAAAGATTCTAACTGGATCTAATGCAGAATCTCCATAGGCAATATTTTTATTAATAAGCATTTGTGCAATTAGGTGACAGGCTTGCCAGATTTGTTTACCAGATGGTGCTGAAACAGAGTGCAAATATAAATCATCACAATGAAACTCTTTTACATCTTTAAATATTGGCTGCAAACTCATCTCTTAGATTTCCTTAATCCAAATTTAGCAAGGTATACATAGATAGTTTCTACACTTACCCCACACTCTTTAGCAATATCTTCTGGACTTTTTTTATCCATGTGATATCGCTTTTTAAGCCATGCCTGGCTTTGATACATTTTAGCACCCATCATTACTCCTTGTCAAATTTTACTGCTTTATCCCAGTTATTAACAGCCCAATGCCCAATACCTGCTGCATCAGCCACATCATAATCTTCTATTTTTTTATCATAAATTATTTCTAATAATTTTATTGTTCTACGTTTTCTAAAATCTCTTTCATAAGATTTATACCAAGAATTTGTTTTATTAGGATTAAGGGATCTGATTTTTATTTGTTCTTCTTTAGTTAATTTTTTATTGCCTAAAAATGATTGCCAACTTATTGGTGATACCCTCCCAATAATTTTAATACCAGCCAAGCCAGCACCACCTATAATTGCTCCTTGAACAAGAGCAAGATCCGCTGCAGTTTTAGGACTATTCATAAATACTGTATGTTCAATAACTATAGAATTTATTTGATTATAATGTTCAAAAAATGCTTTTGTTTTTGCAGTAGCATCTATAACTTTTTCATAAATATTGTCACCTTTAAAATTTAATTTACCATATTGGGTTATTTTTGTATTAGAATAAAAAGCGAAAGCCATTGAATTAGTGCTGGCATCAATTGCACAAATTATTAAAGGTTGATTAGTTGTCTTGTTCATAGTCAATAATTCCTTTTAATTCTTTTAACATTTTTTCTACTGATTTTTGATGAACATTACAATTAGAACAAAATCCAGAGTCGTTATATATTGATAGTTGAGTTCCACACCCACCTAAACAAATTCTACGCTTTCCTATTCTTTTTTGTCTACGTGTTATTTGATATCGTTCAGCAATTTTTTCTTTAGTTGCTTCATCTCTACAGTTTTGACTGCAATATATTTGATAACTTACTTTAGGTTTAAATCTTATATCACATCGGTCACATTGTTTCACGCAATTCCTCCAGTGAAGTAATCTTCACAACTCCCGCACCAGCATCATTGCAAGTTTTTTGAACAGGGCAACCTTTACAAATTTTAGAATTTGATCTATAATTTTTAATTGGAAGTTCATTTTTCATCCAACTTGCTCTAACAACTTTCATCCATTCAAAAGCATTGTTAACATATTCACGATAATAATCATCTACTTCTATTAATATTGGTAAAAGTTTATGATTGTTTTTATTTTCATATAAAATAATTCCTTTTTTAAATCCAAGAATTTTCATATAAATTAATGTTTGAAGAATATGACTTTTCTTGGCCTTACCAGTATTTTGACGATATTCAAAACCATCATTTGGTGCTGTTTTAATTTCTAACATTACTTCTTCATTGTTCCATTCTAAAATTCCATCACCATATCCAAAAATTGGAGGACTTTCATTATAAATTTTAAACTCTGTTGTTTTTTCTATTTCTTTTGTTTTTTCATTTTCAACTTCAAATATTTTAACAATGCCAGACTTTATTAAAGCATCTTGAATACGATCATGACTATAACTTCCATTAGTCCTGTTTGCTACTCCAAAAGCATCTGACCTATCTTCAAAAGTTGTACCAGAAAAAGCAAAATACCAATATCTTGGACATTCGCCATGATTATAGGATAATGTAGATGGGGCAAAAGTTGTTTTGGTTTGATGTTTTGGTTTATTTTCAACAACATATCCAGAGTTTATTTTTTCTACAAGACCATCAAGATTAAAATTACCTTTTTTAATCTTTTCTTTTTCTTCTGACTTTATCATTAATTCTCTTAATAAATTTTTACTCATAGTTATCCTTTATTCCATTATATCAGTTAGCGTATTGTGTATTTAAGTGCAGAGACTAAATTATTAATGGCTTCTGCAGCGGTATAATAAATATTTTTCTTACCTCTATCACC